TATTATTTACTTCAACTCCATCTTATTTATCCTGTAATTTTCTTCGTTCCTGTATGTAATAATTATACTATTGTATTGAAATATCTCTACCGAATAATTAATACCATCTCTAGTCCATTCAGAAATAAAGTTTGACTTTTCATTTCTCACCGCTTCCATTTCATATCCCTTAAAGTCTTTGTCGTAAGGTGATTTAAAAGATTCTGAATACATATCTGGGTTGCCGTATTTGTCTGAAAATACTTTTACATACTTTTTATAGTTTGCAACTAATTCATCCCATGTATTAGCATCTCCAACATAAGCCGTTAATACAACTGGCTTATTTGATTTAACGGTGTTTACTATATATACCCTAGCAAGTTTGTTATCGTATTCTCCTGAAAGTTTTGTGGTTTCACCTGCTGCGTAATCAAAAGTAAATCCTTTTGTTTTTAACTTTGATAATAAAAGATTCCTATCTTCTTTTAAATTAATGCCATCAAATATCTGTGACATTGCAGTGTTTACTAAGAAAATAATGATTAGTGTGGTTGTTATTAGCTTTTTCATTTTTTTGGTTTTGTGGTTATTAATCTTGTTCTGCTTGCATTTCTAAAATTTGTCTGCCTTTGTCTGATAATGGCCTTGCAAATAGTCTTAGCTTTTTTCCGGTTGTTGGACATAAAAATGTTATACCAACGTCCATGTAAGACTTCAATACAATTTCCATTACGCCATCTGAGCTTTCACTAGCACCAATTACATGTGGATCATCATAATCAAATTGCATACAAAAGTCGCATCCATCAAGTACTTGTGCATTAGATGGTAGGTTGAGTTCTTTTTCTTTTTTCTTAGCCATTTTTATTTATTTATTTCGTTAATGTCAACAATTTTTACTTCTTCTCCGTTTATCATAGCATCTAATGTGGACTCTATAATTTCTCTTTGTTCTGGGTTCAATAAAGCAACCTTTTCAACTATAGCTGGAACTGCAAAAACATCACTTTGTATTTCGTTTTTAATTCCAAGTCTAACTTCAGTTGTAAGGAACGGGTGGGTTATAATATCATTAAAAATCCAATCTATTTTTTTACTATAATTTTTAAATATTCTTTCGCCCTGTGAGTTGGGGAACTGCCTGCAAAAATCTTCTAATTGCTCTTGAGCCATTTTTAAATTTTGGATTGCACTTATGATATTAGCTCCGGTCATTTATTGAAATTTAAATGTTTGTTTTCAAGTTCAAATAAAAATTCTCTTGCTTTTTCTACCTTATGTTGAATCTTTAAAATATCATCCTCGTTTCTTTCAACATTAAATATTAATATTCTTTCTGAAATATCAATATCATCAAAAGTCAAACTAAATTCTAATTTAAGAGCTTCTTTTACATATTCTGGGCTTTCTTCTGAAATAACATTCATCTTATTAAGTAAATATCTTTTTTCTTGTTCAATAATATTGAATGGTGTATTTACAAGACAATATGCAATATGTCCACTAGTAGCAGCTGTAAGCCACATGTAAGATTGAAGCTGCCAGTAATACAAATTATCAAGTTTATCTGGTATATTTCCTAAGAATGTCCAAAGGTCATAACTTGATTTAATATCAATAACCTTATTTGGATTAACAGTAATTATATCTGGATGCCCTGATATGTAATCATTAGTAAATCTATGTTCATTTTTATCATAATCTACTCCCCAAAAATTATTTAAAAGATCAATTGAATCATCTTCAACTTCAACACCTTTCTTCATTTGCTTTGTTTGTATATCTCGCTTTCTACCATATTTCTCAGCGATATAAACTTCAATTAAATGTTTTTGTGCAGTTTTTGATAATACACCAGCTTCTTTGTCGGCTTTAGTTACCGGCTCTGTCATTAAGTACCCAACAGAACTTGATCTAATAAGTGTTTCACTCCAGTTCATAATTAAAGGTTGTTTAGTTTGTTATTATAATATTCCAGCAATTCAGGATTGTTTTTACACATTAGTTCCCAAGCTTTTAATTCTTGTTTTGTTGTGCAAGAATCAATAAACTCTTTTGTTCTTTCTGTTAACGTCTTTTTTGACTGTGTTGGTATTACCTTTTCAGCAATTGGTTCATCTTGTTCAAAATAAAACCCAGCTTCTTCAATTTGCTTAACACTCTTTTTATGGTATTCTTCTACTAGTTGCCTTGCATTATCAAGAGCTTTGTCTGCTGATTCTCCCGGATTCAGTGCAAACTCAACTCCTATTTTTTCTGATGAATAATTACCTAAATTAAATGTTCTGGTGTAGTGGATGGTTTGTATATGCATAATACTTATTTTATTCTAGTTACATTCGTTTGTTTTTCAGTTGTCTTAATCTTGAATACTTTGTTTTTGTGTTCTTCTTTTCTTTTTAGATTAGAAACCATAACCATTACAGATGTATACGGGTTTTCTAATAGTAAACTTTCTCCTACTTGCAGTTCTGATACCTTGCTTGATACCGAATCTGGACTAATGTTTCTTGCCATTTTATGTGTTTTTAATATTTGAGTACAAAATTAATTTAATTAATTTAATTAAAAAAAATAAATTTAATTAAATTTCTTCTTTATTAGATTCAGCTTTGATCTATACTCAATAATTAAAGACTTTAACTCTTCTTTTGTAGGCTTAGCAACCTGTCTGGCCAACTCTCTCAAATACTCTACTACCCCATTGTTTTCTGCATCAAGTTTGTATTCAAATTCTTCTAAATTACCCATTTTAAAGTAATTTTCTTCCATAGATTGTGGTCTACAATTAGCCTCTAACCATCTGGTGCCAAGATTTGCTCTGGGAATAAAGTGACCGCATTGTATTTCCTGCCATTTCATCTTTTTGCCAGATGTATAACATTCTACCATACCTTGTTTATCTGCATATTTACATCTTATGTATTGGCTAAATACATGATCCAAATCTGAAACTAAATTTTGAAAGCTTTCTCCATCATCTTCAAATTCTTCCATTCTTTTTTGTGTAGATTCAATAGTAGCGCATTGTTTACACATCTTTTTTGAAAAATGGTAATCAATGTTTCCGCATCTAACGCATCTCTTTTTCTTTACTATTATCGTTGAGTTTCTCATCTTCTTTTAGTTTATGTAGTTTTTTATTAATAAATTTATATTTACCAGCATATTTACCGTCTTTGGTAACCTCTATTATCAAATCCAATTTTTTAGCCAAATCATATATTAATTCTCTATTTTTCATTTGCAAATTTAATTAAATTAATTAAACCACAAAATTATTTTTAAAAAAAATTAAAAATAATTGGGAATTTAAAAATTAATACTACTTTTGCTATTCAACAATAAACTTTATGGAAGAAATCAAAACAATGAAGCTTCATGAACGAATCAAGGAAGCTATGGATGGTCGCACTCAGCGTTGGCTTTCATTAAATGCCAAGATACCAGAATCGGAATTATCGCGCAAAATGCAGGGTAAATTACTATTTACGGATAGTGAGATTACGCGCATAAATGAAGCTTTAAAAACCGATTTAATAAACGATTAAGATTTTAAAATGCCAAAAGATACATTCTACTTCTCACACGACTATAATGCTCGTAATGATGAGAAGATAAAAAGGCTGATTAGGAAACATGGTATGCAAGGGTATGGTGTTTTTTGGTCAATAGTTGAAGATTTATATAACAATGCGAACGCATTGCGAACGGATTACGAAGGCATTGCGTATGATTTAAGGTCGGATTGCGAACTTGTAGCGAGCGTAGTAAATGACTTTGATTTATTCATTTTTAATGGTGATTATTTTGGTAGTAATTCTGTTCAAGAAAGACTAGAACAAAGAAATGACAAAAGCGCAAAAGCAAGAAAATCAGCAAGTTATAGATGGGATAATGCGAACGCAATGCAAACGCAATCCGATAGCAATGCTAAAAAGGAAAGGAAAGGAAAGGAAATAAAAGGAAAGGAAATAAAAGAAATAAATATATCGTTTGATATTTTTTGGGATTTATATGACAAGAAGGTTGGTGATAAGGAGAAGTTAAAAAAGAAATGGGATTCAATGAAGGATGATGATAGAAGTTCAATAATTGAGTATATCCCAAAGTATAAATTGATTCAGCCAGAAAAGAAGTTTAGAAAAGATCCTCAGACTTTCTTTAACAACAGTTCTTGGAATGATGAATTGATTGGTTCTTCTGATATACCAAAAACACAGATTTACAAAAATGGAGATTTTGAGGCTTACAAAAAAAGACAACAGGAATTAGGAAAAACTTTAAATTAATACGATGATAGCTACTATTTTTAAAAACATTTTTAGCAAGGAACCACATTTTATAACGATTGAAAAAGCTTTAGAAAGAATTAAAACTGGTTCAAGTAAAGAACTGGTTACTGAAATTAGAAATACACTTGATAAGGAAAAGGCTAATAAAATTAAATTAAATTTACCTTCAGTATGTTTCAGTGGAAAGTTTGGAGCAGATAGAAAGGATGAGCAACTTATTGAGCATAGCGGATTTATTGTGCTTGACTTTGATGATATTTCTGATTTAAGGGATAAGCAAACAGAAATTATTTCTAATGATTTTGTTTATGCATGTTGGGTAAGCCCATCTGGTAATGGCCTAAAAGCATTGGTAAAGATAGCCGATGGTTCAAAGCATAGAGAACATTTCCAGTCATTACAAGAGGTTTTCCCGGAGATTGATAGGAGCGGAATTAACGTAAGTAGAGTTTGCTATGAGAGTTTTGATGCTGATATTTACATAAACGATAAGGCTACTGTATTTGCAAAAGCTAAGAAAATTGAAAAAATCATTGTTTCTGAAACTCAGAACTTAGATGATTCCGAAAACTTTCGTAGAATACTTAAATGGCTTACCAACAAGAACGATGCATTCGTAACTGGTGAGCGAAATACCTATATTTTTAAGTTGGCATCAGCATGTTGCAGGTTCGGTATTGAAGAAAACGCCGCATTAGGCCTTATTTCGGCAGAATATACCGTAAGTAATGACTTTACTATGTCGGAGATGAAAAGTGCCGTAAAGAGCGGATATAGGGCAAATAGAGGCAATTTTGGAACAGCTTCTATCCAGAAAGAAAAGCTTGTTAATAAAACAACCAATTATGAGATTGATGTAAAGAAGGAATTTACAGAAGAAAATGGTGAAAATTACAGGATTGAAGATGTTGTGTATGGTATTGATGTAAAAGATAGGGCTTTATCAATCAATGAAAAGGGTTTTGAGAAGATTATGGGTATAGGTGTACCTGAAATGGATTATTTATTTAAACCAAAAAGAGGGGAAATTACCCTTTTGACTGGTATTGGTAACTACGGTAAAACCGCTTGGCAGAAATCACAGATTTTATCAAGAATCATTATGTACGGCGAAAAGGTAGCTACATTTTCACCAGAAGATACTCCAGCTGAAGAATATTTTCATGATTATGTGGAGATGTTATTGGGATGTGAGTGTACACCTTTTAATCCAAATAGACCATCAAATGAAATATACGAAGCTGCCTATGATTTTATATCAAAGCATATTTTTTACATCAGCGCAGAAATGCTTTCTCCTACTCCTCAGTATATCAAAGAGAAGTTTCTTGAGTTGATTGTTCAAGAAAAGGTTGACTTCTGTTGTATTGATCCATTCAACCAAATGACAAATGACTATAAAGGTTTTGGTGGTAGAACTGATAAATATCTTGAAACATTGTTATCAGATTTCTCAAGATTTGCAAAAAAAAATGATGTGTATTTTTGGATTGTAGCACATCCTAAATTAATGGAAAGAGATAGGTCAGGCAACTATAAATGTCCAGATGTATTTGATATTGCAGACGGTGCAATGTGGAATAATAAAATGGATAATATAACTGTTTATCATAGACCGTTTGCGCAAACAGATCCAAATAATCCTTTAGCAGAATTTCATTCTAAAAAAATTAAAAAGAAAAGTGTTGGTAGAAAAGGTTTTATGCTAGTTGAATATTTATGGGAAAGGAGAAGATTTTTTATTGAAGGGAAAGATTTTATACAAGATATGTTAAATAAAAAAAGTTATGATTTTTGGAAGCGTAAAGAAGCAAGTCAGGCTTGGCTTCCGTACAAAAATGATGATGGCGAAGAAGTAATATTTTAATAACTATAAAAAACAAAACAATGATTAGAATTTCAGTAATCGGAAGATTAGGACAAGATGCAATCGTAAACAATGTGAATGGTAAGACGGTGATTAATTTCTCAATGGCTTACAGTGAAAAATTTAAAAAACAAGATGGTCAAGAGGTTGATAAAACGACTTGGATTTCTTGTGCTTATTGGACAGAAAAAATAAATGTTGCAAATTATTTAAAAAAAGGTACCTTGATTTATATGGAAGGCAAACCAGAAGCTAAAACTTATTTGAATAATAGTACAAATGAAACTATTGCTCAATTGCACGCAAGAGTGGCAAGCCTTCAATTACTATCTGGTAAACAAGAAGAAGCTCCATTTTAATGTATATTCATGAACTTAAAAATATAATAGATGTCCATACCCCACTCGGAAAAGGAAAAGCAATCGCATGGATTGATTACGGAAGCGAAGTCAACACCGTTTGGAAAGTTATATTACACGACAGTGGTATCGTGCGGAACTTTTACGACACCGACATTATCGTCTACCCAAATAAGATGGACGGCGGAAGTATTGACTTAGATTACTTTAAAAATAAATAGTATTATGCAACAAGAACTACAATTTGATGGTGCTGATTATGTAAAAGAAAGGGATTACCAAAGATTGGCAAATAACCATTATAAATTAAGAGAGTTAATGAAAGACTCTGTTTATAGGACTCTTGGGGAAATATCTCATTTTACCGGTATTCCTGAAGCTTCAGTATCTGCTGGGTTAAGGGATTTTAGGAAAGAAAAGTTTGGGGGTCATTCTCTGAATAAAAGATATGAAAAAAATGGTTTATATTCGTACCAATTAATCCTTAAAAAAGAGCAAAATGGCGAAAATCAAATCAGATCCTAGAAAAATTACATTTGGTAAAAGAAAAACAGGAAGTGCGAAAAAAACTTATAACAAACACACTCCTAAGCCTAAAGAATACAGAGGTCAGGGGAGATAAAAATTAAAATATGGATTTGGAATTAATTTTACAAATGGCCGAAGAATGTTTGGCATTAAAACCTGATGGGTTTGATGGAAGCACAGACGGTTATGATAAAGCTATTCTTGGATTAACGGATAATGGTCAGCTTGTGTACTCTAAAGAAATTATGGTTGATTTATTATTGAATATGGATCCCGAAATGACTGAAGAAGATGCTTGGGAATTTTTAGAATACAATTGCTTCAATGCTTACGTTGGAGAACAAACACCAATTTTTGTAAATCAATACTAACTATGAATAACAAAGCCGCCAAAAAACTAAGAAGATTATCTGTTGCCCTAGCTGCCGGTTCAGGCAAGACTATTGATGATGCAGAAAGAATCTACAAAAATCTAAAAACAGTATATAAAGAAAATAAAAAAGCCCCTAAAAAATAGGGGCCTAATTTATTTAAGCGTTTGCAGCTGAATTAATTTGTGCTACAGTAGAAGTTGTATAAAACAATACTGGTACTTGATTTAAGCCAGTAGGTGATACTTCAACTATTGAGTTCATAGTTACTCCGTTTGCTACTGTTCCAGAAGGAGCTGGGTAAGCTACAAATCCTTCAACTGGGAATCCGTAAGCAATACCAGACGTTGCTGGAGTTCCGTTAGGGTTTAATAAATCGTATTGATTTCTGCGATATGCGGTTATTGATACTATTTGTGCCATTTTATAATGTTTTTATTTGTTTTTTAATTGTTTTTATTAAGCTGCTGTGGTTGTTGTTGTGGTTGGAGCCGCTGTGGTTGTTGTTGTGGTTGGAGCCGCTGTGGTTGTTGTTGTGGTAGATGTTGTTGTAGTCGTAGTTGTTGTTGTAGCAATACCACTACCGTTAATAGCTGCAATTAATCCAGCAACAGTTGCATTGCTGTATAATTTTTCAGCTGGTTGATTTAAACCACTAGGATAGATGAGAATTAAAGAGTTCATCTGTACACCATTTGCTACAACTGTAGATGGTTGAACCTGTAAGTCGGCTGTTGGTAAAGAAAATAAAACACCGCTAGTTGCAGCAGTACCGTTAGGATTTGTTAAATCGTATTGATTTCTACGATAAACATAAACTGATAAATGATTTGCCATTTTTTAAATTGTTTTTATTGTTATGAATTTTTTTTTGGGCAATACAAATATAATGCATTTTATGCAATTAAAAATTGATTAAGTTAATAAAATCACTACCTTTGAATTAAATTAATTAAATATGAAATTAATCGCTCCGTCAAATAGAGTTATTATTAAAGTTGATTTAGAAAGTAAAAACAGCCATACTTTCAAGGATGGTACTAAAATTAAGCTTGAAAGAGTTTATGATAATTTTAATATGCGTTACGTTAAACCAGTAAACGCAACAGTTGTGGCAGCTAAGGATATTCCTGAAGGTGCTGAAATACTGATACATCATAATGCTACGCACGACACATACAAGCTTTTTAATTATTTAAGACCAACAGCTGAGGCATCTTCAGATATTCAGTATTTCTCAATACCTATTGAAGAATGTTTCTTATGGAGAAATGGTCAAAATCAAGCTTGGCAGCCACTTAATAATTTTGTTACAGGGTTAAGAGTTTTTGAGCCGTATAATGGATTTTTAGAAGGCATACCACCTACTTTGATTAAAAATAAAATATATGTTACAAGTGGAGATTTAATCGGGAAGGTTGTAACTACATTAATATCAAGTGATTATGAAATTATTTATCAAAATGATGATGGCACTGAAGGTAAAATAATTAGATTAAGATATTATCCAGAAGGCCATGAAAGGAATGAGGTAATTGCTATTGATCATAATTTAACATCAAGAGTAATTAATAATGAAGTTTTAATTGGATATGGAATTTCTGATGCATCAAGATTAGTAATAACAACCCCTGACGTAATATGTCTGAATTAGAGCAAAAAATAAAAGAGTTAGAAAAATCAAATGCCTATTTAATGGGTAAACTAGCTTATTATGAACAAGATGGTGCAATTAAGCTTTATTATAGTTTGCAAAGGAAGGCAAATGAAATGGCTGAGTTATTGAATAGGATTAATTTATTGGATATTGAATTAATTGATCCAAAAGATAAATCATTTGAAAGACTTCAGAAACTTTGGTCTGAAGCTGGTACAATTACTGAATCTATTAGAGCATTAGAAATATCCGCTGGGATTAATCAGGAAGGAAAAGAAAGTAAAAAAGAGGCTGTTGTAATAAATAAAAGACCTTTTTCACCAGAAAGTGTTGCTGATGAAATTGGTGAATTAGCAGGCAAACGCTCATAATATGTACGAAAAAATTGAAAAAGGTTCCACGATTCACATTCAGGGGTTAGATTGTAATCTTCCACCTGAAGGATATGTATTCAATATATTGACTAAGCAGGTTGAGTTTAGAGGTGTTTATCAAAGGTCAGATGTTCAATCAGAGCAATACTGGAAAAGAATACCGCTACCATCTTGGTATGCAGATACTATGAAAGAATGGGATGAGTATGATAAAAAGAAAAAAGATGAGGCTCCGGAGTTCTATGATGAGAAGCTGGAAGAATTTAAGAAGCAAGAGTGGGATAGAAGATTAAATGGTTTTTGGTACATGAATAATGGCAAGCCGACTTATTTAACTGGCATGCACTATTTGTATTTGCAATGGTGGAGTATAGATATTGGATATCCTAAATTCAGGATGCCAGACCTAGAAAAGTTCTATTTTATGGATTATTGCATACAGGATCCGCTTTGTATGGGCATGCTTGAGGTTACAAAAAGACGTTTTGGTAAGTCTTTTGTGGCTGGTTTGTTTGTTACAGAATATACTACCAGAACTAAAATGACAAATGGTGGTATTCAATCTAAAACAGGTTCTGATGCTAAGAAGTTCTTTGCTAAGACAGTTGTGAATCCATTTAGGAGGCTTCCTAAGTTTTTTAGACCTGAATATGATATGTCTTTGGGGGTTAATCCAAAGTCTGAAATGAGATTTCAGAAAACAAACGTAAGAGGAAAGAAGGCAGAGGAGAATGTAGATAAAGATGAATTAGGTTCAGTTATTGACCATCAGTCTGCTGATACAGTAGCTTATGATGGACAGAAGTTGCATAGATATGTAGCGGACGAGTGTGGTAAAACAACTGAAGTAAACGTATATGATAGACACGAGGTTGTTCGTTATTGCTTATTAGATGATGAAGGTAAAATCATTGGTAAAGCTCTTTATACTACTACTGTAGAAAAGCTTACATCTGAAAAAGATGGAGTTCAGGATGCATTTAAGTTGTTATGGGAAGAAAGTAATCAGGAGAAAAGACAACAAAATGGAGCTACATCAAGTGGTTTGTATAGATTTTTTATGTCTGCTAAAAGAACAAGAAACTTTGATGATTTTGGATTTCCAGATGAAGAAAAAACTTTATTGCAAATTGAAGCAGATAGGGAAACAGTTAAAAATAACCCAAGAGCATTATCGGCTCGTATTAGAAAAGAGCCACTAACGATTGATGAGGCATTTAGTACAGATGCTGACGGCTGTATATTTAATGTAATGAATATTAGCGCAAGAGAGTCTTATTTAAAAGAAAACCCTGTATTAAAGCGTCATATTGTATTTTACAGAGATATTGACCAAACTGTCAAATGGAGAAATATCAATGAAAAAGAAGAAGATTTTCATTGGGTTATTACTCAATTCCCACCTGTTGGAAAAGAGAACAGCCATGTGTTTGATATTAGAACAAAAAAGCCCGGAAGGACAGATGATGGCGCTATCGCAATTGACGGATATAGTAATAGTCAAGGAGGTAAATATGGATCTAAGGCATCAGCTTGGATTGGCAGAAGGTACAATTTGTTAGATCCATCTAATACTGGTAAGGCTATAGGGCATTTGTATGGAAGGCCGCATATCAAAGAAACATTGCACGAACAGGTACTTTTGGCTGCTGAATATTATGGTTATCAAGCTTGGTATGAGCATAATAGTGATGATTATTTATCTTATTTTAGGGAAAGAGGCAGAGTTGGGTATTTAGGTTCTTACCCTATTTCTACAATAGATCCATCAAAAAGAGAAACAGCAGAAAGATACAAGGGATTCCCTACTACTCCATTTAGTTTAACAAAACAAGCGGATGTTGGTATTATGTACTTTGAATCTCATATAAATTCTATAGATTTTGAGAATTTACTAGAAGATGCCAAAAAATTTGATCCAAATAATAGAACAGACTATGACATAACTGTGTCATTTTTGATGCTTATAGTTTGTTTAATGGAGCCTATTATAAAACAGCCAAAGAGAGAACCATTGGTAAAAAGCTACGTTCCTTCTTTTAATTAATTAAAATTTTTATTAAATTCTGGAGATTTAGTATATTTGACACAAAATATATTCAAATTGGCAGAGAGTCCTTTATACATATCCTCGGCAAATAGTAGTGGGCAGTCACTTAAAGACTTCCAAATTACTACTGATATAGCGTCTAAAAAAGATTATTTATACGGTAAAAATGTTGCCCAAAATATCTATTCTACAATTTATGGTAACCAAACTTATTTTTGGTTAAGAAACAATAGATTTAGAAAAAACAGACAAATTGCTAACGGTAAGGTAGACATGAGCGTGTTTATGGACCGATTGGAAATGAATGCTAAAGCCAATTTTGTAAATATTAACTGGAAATCAATTATCATTGGTAATACTATTGTTGCTAGATTAGTTGGTTCATGGATGAGTCGCAAAGAAAAAATCACAGTTTCTGCTAATGATTCCGCATCTGCAATGCTAAAACAAAGACAAGCAGATGAAGCTGAATTTTTATACAAAAATAAAGAAACACTTGCTCAGCTTCAGCAAGAGTCTGGTGTTGAGATTATTCCAAAAGATAAATTTGTTGCAGAAGATAGGGATGAGTTAGATCAATGGATAATGGAGTTTAATCATTTACCTGAAGAAATATTGTACAGCATTGGTTGTAACAATGTTTTTGAAGCTAATGGTTGGAATGATGTTTTAAAACAAAGACTGTTACATGATTCAGCAGAAGTTGGATTAGTGTGTACATATACTTGGATGGATGAAGAAGGAGAAGTTCATGTTCAATGGATTAGACCTGAAAACGCAATTTATTCATATTCTGATTTTCCTGATTTTAGAGATACTACTTATAGAGGACATGTCCTTTCAATGAAAATTAGTGAAATAAGAGCAAGGTATAGTAAAGCAGCAGGAGGAATACTTTCTGAAGAAGATATTTTCCAATTAGCTCAATCATCAAAAGAGTATCAACTTACAGATAAGATTAAGTGGATGCAAGATTGGAATGTTTCTTGGCTAAGACCTTACGATGAGTGGAATATTGATTTAGTTAATTTTGAAATTCGTACACTTGATTCTGATGGTTATACTGTAACTAAAACAAAAAAGAACGGTAGTACTATTATTAAGAAAGGTAAGCCAGAGAAGTTAGATGAAAATCAAGAATATTTAGAGGAAAAGAAGTGGAACATTTATCATGGAGTTTATTGCCCAGTAACGCAAACAATGCTTCATTGGGGTATCAAGAAAAACATGATCCGTCCACAAGATCCAAAAGAAATAGGTAACGCTGAGTTTTCTTATAGCTTTTATATGTATGATCCTTATGACATGCGTAACGTAGCTGTACCCGAAAAAATTGAAGAGCCTATTGAGCAAATGATTTTAGCTAGATTAAAGATACAACAACTTGTAGCTAAAATGGTACCAGCAGGTGCAGCAATTGATGTTGATGCGCTTCAGGAACTTGACTTAGGTCTAGGTGATTCTGTTAAGCCAATTGACGTTCAAAAAATATGGGAACAAACAGGTAAGCTTTATTATCGCGGTAGAGATGCTGAAGGTAATCGTATTCCGGTTCCTATTACTGAGTTGGCTAATACAGGTTTTTCACCTCAATTACAGGCGTTAATTCAGTTATATCAATTCCATTATCAAGTTCTAAAAGATGAGTTAGGTGAAGATCCTAATTTAATGAATCAGGCTGCGCAACCAAGAGTTGCTGCTTCTAATATTGAAGCTTCAAGAGTTCTTGCTAATAATGCAACAGAGTATATGTATGATGCATATATTTATGTTATGGAAGAAACAGCCAAAAAAGTGGCATGTTTAATTAATAAAAGTGTTACTCATGGTTCTAAAAAATATAGAGATTTATTAAATGAGGAAGATGTAAAAGATAGAAATTTTGTTGCTTCTATAAAGATGATGCCTGATGATGTTCAGGTTGCAACATTACAGGCAATGATGAATAATGCTGTTGCATCTAATCCTCAATTGGTTATTTATTTAGATCCATTTAAGGCAATGAGAATGGCTAAAGAAAATGTAGAATTGGGTGAATTGTATTTTAGACAAGCTCAAAAAAGATATATAAAAGCCGAGCAAGAAAAGGCTATGATTAATTCTCAGCAAAATGCAGAAGCTCAGCAGGCTAGTATACAAGCAAAAATGCAAGCAGATAGTTCTATTGAGCAACAAAAAGCTTTAACGAAAGAAAAAGAAATTATTTTACAAGGAGTATTTGATTTAGCAAAAGCAAATATTCCTGTTCCTTCTGAGCTTCAGACGTTAGTAGCAAGTATGTTGCAGAATGTAATTGTTCCTATATCGGTTCAAAATGAGCAGCAGCAGCAAGCTTTAGAACAACAAAGGATGGCTGAACAACAACAAATGGAACAGCAGCAAATGGAAGAAGGTGCAATGCCACCTCAAGAAGAAATGCAATTACAAGAAGAAATGGTAACACAAGAATAAATAAACTTAAAATAAAAATAAAATGGCAACGGTAAACAAGCTCTTAATAAGACTTCAAAAATTTAGTTCTAAAATTAGCACAGTTGTAGATGCAACTGATTCTTTTAATGCTAATAGTAGTTTTTATCAAGATTTATCTGGTTGGGACTCAGCTGTAGTTCAAGTAGTAACTCCTTCTGGCGCAATAAATTTTACCACAACGAATGATGATGGTTCAATTGAAGGTCAGTTATTACCAGCTCCACAAGTTCCTATTAACTGGGTTACTGTTTTAGGTGTTAATTTAGCTACTAAAACAGACGTATCATCAATTAATGCAAGTGGCATCGTGGCATTTGGCATTATTGGTAAATATTTAAAAATAGCTTAAAATAAAATAAAATGGCAAGTTACGCATACGTTTTATCTAAAAATACATACCCAACAGCTTCAGAAGCATATAATGTTGGTGTTTTACAAGGAACCAGAATAGTTTATGCAACTACCGCAACTTTGAGTAGTGCTAATATTCTATATACTGAAAGTGACTTAATACAACCAGTATATGGAAACGGTTCCGATTGGTATGGTGTTCAGTTGTTAACAAATACTGGTGTTAAGTATGCCATTACAATTGATGTAGATGGCTCTATAGTTATAGATTAATAACGAAAAACAAAATAAGCATTTATGCTAGAAAATCAAGACATGTCAGCTCCAATAAAGCTGGCAGAAGGTTACAATCCGTTTTCGGATGAAGATGTTGTGCCTCAAGTGCAACCGCAAGTAGAAGTAGCCCCTACTGCAAATGAACAACAAATCGTTGATAATTCACCTAACACATCTCCGGATTCAATTGTTAGTGATAATCAACAAACACAACAGGCCGATTATTCTACTTTTAATCCAGATTCTTTTATAAAAGAAAGATTTGGATTTGATACAGTAGATGAAGCAGAGAAAGAGTTCATGAGATTAATTGAAGAAAGGGAGCAAGCTCCTAGTTTTGATTTTTCTGATGATGTTAGTAGAACTTTGTTTGATGCAATTAGAGAAGGTAAAACAGATGATGTTTACCAAATTCTAAATGAGCAAAAAAAACTTGAAAAACTTACTACATCAGAACTAACAACTGAAATAGCGGCTGAAATTGTGAAAACAAATATTCAAAACAAGTTTAAGGATTTAAGTGCTGATGAAGTTGATCTTTTATTTTATGACCAATTTTTCGTACCTTTGAAACCTGAACAAGGTTATGATGAAACTGATGAGGATTATGCTGATAAGTTAAAGACATGGCAGGCACAAGCTGATTACACAGAGAAACGTCTGATGATTGAAGCAAAAGTGCTTAGACCAGAAATAGAGAAATTAAAAAGTGAAATAAAACTACCAGATATTTATAATGAGGCCGGTAGAGAAGCGGAATATCAAGAGGAATTTGAATATTTGCAACAAGCTAGGTCTGTTTATGAAAGAACGCTGGATTCTGAATTTCAATCTTTCAATGGGTTTAATGTTTCGGTAAAAGACGATGATGTTGAAATACCGATTTCATTTAATGTAGCGGAAGATGAGAGATTAGCATTGAAGCAAGAACTATCAGATTTTGATGGCGAAGCTTATTTAGAAAACAGATGGTTTAACGAGGAAGGAAAGCCAAATGTAAGACAAATAATGGCCGACAAATATGTTCTTGAGAATTTGCCTAGAATTTTGCAAAAGGTAGCAAATGAAGCAGCATCTCAAAGATTGCTTGCTCATTTAAAGAAAAGTGGTAACATTAACCTTAACCAAACCCCCACTCCGCAAGGAACGGCTCCAAGTCTAAATCCAAATGCTGCTATTCAGGAGCAATTGGCTAACTGGGCTTTTAGTTCGTAACTTAAATATTGCCCTTGGAGAAGGTGTTAAGATTAAAAACTAAATATTATGGCAGGAATACCTACCTCTAATATTCTGCAACCGGGTGCAATATCGCTCCAGTCACAGAATCGTCAACTGATGGTTGACTTACAATTATTAACCCCACAGTACTACAAGCAGTACACTCAAAAGTACGGTAACGAAGATTTTACTTGGTGGTTAGCAGCTCATAGCGGCATGGAAGAAGTTAAAAACTTAAACTACTTCTGGTTTGAAAACCGCGGTAAATTAATGCCGGGTGTTACAAACGAAAATACAGTAGCAGCAGGTGTTGGCTCAACTTTAACTTTAACTCTTGGTCAAGAAGCGTACTATAACAATGGTACTCAATCTCCACTTAGATTAAAAGAAACATTGCGTGTTGCTTCTTCAAACGTAGAGGGTGTTATTATCTCAATTGATGATACAACTCCTTATGCTTTCACATTTGAAGTTGCTCCTAAGCAAACTAGTCAGCGTTTTGCTTCAGCTGGTGTTAACTCATTACTTGCTGGTGAAGTTTTATTATTTGGCGGTGACGCTGATGCTGGTGAAGCTTCAACTCAAATCAATCCTTTAATCCAATTGGATCAAAGATATGATAACTATGTAACAGAAATTCGTGATGGTTGGAGCAATACCGACTTAGCACAAATGGCTGAAACATATTATGAGTTCCCTGTATCTCCTGATATGGCTGCAAATGGTGCTACCGCATTTACATACAAAGGTATGTACAAAACACTTGTACGTTTCAAAAACAACGTAGAAGCTAAATTAATGCGTGGTAACTTACAAAACAATAACGCTATTGATTCTAATTCTCAAGGTTCTGTTGGTATCATTCCTAAAGTAGTTGCTGATGGTGAAACTGTTGGTTACACTCCGGGTACTCTTGATATCGCTAAACTTCATGAAATTACTCGTATCATGGACGTTAATGGTTGCGCTAAGCAATCTGCTTGGTTGTGTGATATCTTCCAAAGACAAGACTTCAGTGATGGTATCTTCGCTGCATACCCTGCTGGTGCTTTCGTTTATGGTCAAGGCGAAAAGTCAAAAGAAGCTTCTGTTGCTTATGGCTTCCAAGAAATCTTCATTGACGGTTACTTATTATCTGTTAAGAAGTACTCTCAATTCAACACTGAGGTTACAACTGGTTTAACTCCTAACGTAGATTACTTCCGTAATTTTGGTTTAATCTACCCAATGGGTGAAACTAAGGATGCAAAAACCGCTCAAGCTTACAAGAACATTACTATCATGTATCAGCAGCCTCCTGTGGGCGGTACTGTTGGTAACGGTATTCGTGTATGGCAATTTGGTGGTGGATCTCCTAATCCTACAGATGGTACAATGACTAATCAAATCGCAATGATCACTTATCGTGGTACTCGCGTTTGTGCAGCAAATCAGTTTATCATCCTTCAAGGTAACTAATAATTAATTACCTTTAATTAATCGGGTAGCGGCAACTTTATTGATTGTCGCTACCTATTTTAAACATATAAAAACCATTTTATGGCTCGTTTAAAGGCAGTTGGCATACAAGAAGCCAATTTTTCACAACAAAGTGAATCAGTACAATCAAGACAATACGAAGAATCTACAGCAGCACTTAATGATGCTCCCGTAGCTACCGGTAACACTTTTAAAATTTTCAAATTATCAGATACTAAGAAAAATGGTAAATACCACATGGAAGGTATTGATGATGTTTGGAATGAAAAGAAGGGTAGAATGGAGAGAATTAGACTTTTGAGAGGTTATCCTAGCATTTGGGTAGAAGATCAAAAAGGGCTAGAAAAGTCATTTGTTGAACAAAATAGAAGAAGTCTTATTTTTGATAGAAGGGTTTTAAGGGTAGCAGAATATGATGTAGAAGCTCTTGAGTTTTTAAGTCTTTGTAATGCAAACCTTGATAATCCTCATAGAAAAGGTACAAGAAAAGTTACATTTTTCCAATGGAATCCTCAAAGAACAGCAGAGCTTGAACGCGCTAAGAGAGTTGCTAAGGTTGAAGCTATTAAGTACGCTTCATTAGCTTCTGACGAAGATATGCGTAAGCACTGTAATTATCTTGGAATTTCATTTGTGGATGAATTAGGAATGCCTAAATCACTAGAAGCATTAAGAAATGACTATGAGCTTTACGCTGAAGCACAACCTAATAAGTTTATGCAAAGTGCTGGTTCTAAAGAAGTTGAAATTGCTTTCATTGTTAAAAAGGCATTGATTGACAATAAAATAGACACTACTACTAAGAGAGGATCAGCTTACTGGTCAGGTGATGGTGGATTTATCTGCAAAATACCTGCTGATAAAAAACCACAGAATTACTTGGTTGAGTTTGCAATGTTCCCTCAAGATGAAAGTAAGGCCTTTTTAGAGCAATTAAAAAAGCTAGTTTAATACTATCCCCCTTAATAAAAGAAGTCCCCGTAGCCTAAAAATTACGGGGCTTTTTTATTAGTTTTTCGTATATTTGTTGTATAACTTATTTCAATGAATGTTAATGATATGTATCGTATTTGCCAATATGCGGTTAATAAAGCGCAGAATGGCTATTTGACTCCATCGGAGTTTAATCTGACTATAAATCAAGCGCAGATTTCATATCAAGATTATCTATTGGGTGAATTTCAGCAGTATCAATACGGAAGGCCACAAGCTAGAATTAATTATAGCCAAAATGAAAACACTAGACAAAGGTTAACCCCTTTGATTGCAGAATCTACTTTGACTATAAATAGCGGAACTGGAGTTGCTCCTGCGCCAAATGATTTTTTGCAAGTTGATGCTATGTGGAAGTCTGACGGATTGCATAGAGTTAAATTTGTTTCTCAAGATAAATTGTATTCTTATTACAATAGTCAAATTGATCCAATTGCGGATAATCCAATATACTTATTAGAAAATAATCAATTTCAGTTTTATCCTAAGACATTAGGTACAGCTGTTTTGTCTTATGTAAAATCTGCTCCAGATATTGTATGGGGATATACCACTGTAAGTGGCAGACCTGTTTATAATGCTGGTACAAGTGTTCAACCTGTTTGGGCTGAAATAGATATTCTTGAAATTATTACAAGAGCATTGAAATTAGTTGGATTAAATTTACAGGATGGTGCAGTAATGCAGTATGCTAATCAAATAAACCAAACTGGACAATAATGACTAGGTATCAATTAATAGAAAGAGTATTAAGGCAAATATATAACGGGCAGCCGTCTGATGATTCTAATATCACATACGGATTAGTTAACCAGTGGCTAAATGATGCTATTGGAGCAGCAGCTAAAAAGAATTATACAGACAATATCCAGTTGGATGGGGTGTCTTACATAAATAATTCATTTTATACTACTTTTAAGAATTTAGATATTTATGCTGAAACGGTAGACAATGTTACTTACAGAGTTGATTTACCGTCTATACCTGTTGCACTAGGAAGGAATGAAGGTGTTGCTACATTACAGTTCGTAGGAGATAAAAAAACCTCACAAACAGCAATACCTTTAAGTATGAATCAGGTAGCTTATCAGGAGCAATTAAGACCTATCCAAAATAAAATAGCCTACTGGATTGAAGGTGAGAATATTTATGTAAAAAGTTCAATACCTTTAACATCATATAAAGCAACTTTAAGAATGGTTAGTGGAGGTGATTCAACAGATTTAGATTCAACATTAATAGTTCCTGATGATTATATGCCAGTAGTGGTTGAGTATATTAAAGGGCAATTGGCATTTGAAAAATCAAGACCTATAGATCAAAGTAATGATGGAGTAGACAATAATAACTAAAAATAATAACCAATGAAACCAATTAGAGATTTTGTTTTAGTAAAACCATTTATGGCTGATGAAATTACAGAAGGAGGATTATTTATCCCTGAAGGATTTAGGGAAAGAAGTAGTAAGGCTAAAGTAATTTCTGTTGGTCGCGGAACTGCTAAAGTAAAAATGGAAGCAAAAAAAGATGATTGCATTTTTCATATCAAAGGTGCAGGGGAACCTGTTATTGTAGATAATGAATTGCATTTTTTGATTCGTCATAACGATATATTAGCTTATTTTTCAAATAATTAAAAATGTCCCAAGTAAGAAATTACATAACATTAGATTCAGTTATCAATGATTACATTGATGAAAGTGAACAGTCAGTACACAAATACGCTAAGTTATATAATATTGCTGTGCGTGGTATGGAGAAACTTGGTCTTGACTTTTTTTATAAAATAAGAACAGTTAAGGTTCCTGTAGACACTACTAATTATACTGCACAGTTACCTAATGATTATATAAGCTATACTAAGATAGGTGTGTTAAACTCAGTAGGAGAAATTATTCCATTGAAGTTTAATAATAAAATGACATTTTATGGAGATCAACAGCCAAATAGATTGGCTTTGACTCAGGATGATACTTTGGCAACATGGTATCAGACAGATTTACCTTTATGGTTTAATTATTGGGATGGATATGGTTTCCAAAATATTTATGGATTACCGAGTGGATCTCCGTTTGTGGGTCAATTTAATATTGATGATTCAAATGGTGTTGTTCTTTTAAATCAGTATTTTTATTATTCTTATTTAATGATTGAATATTTATCAAGCGGAAATCCTGAAGAAACATTTTCTATACCTATTCAGTTTAGAGAAGCTATGCTTGCATGGATTGCTTGGAGAGATATTGCATCTATGCCTTCTACTAGAAGAGGTAATTTAGGAGATAAAAGAGATAGAAAGCAAGAGTTTTACAATCAAAGAAGATTGGCAAATGCTCAATTCAAACCATTATACATTATGGATGCTTACGAATGGAATTTAGATACTCAAAGAATGACTGTTAAGGCATAAGATATGATAATAAATACTCCTTTTAGTGGAAAATTAAACCTAGATGATGCAGAGTATAGAGTCAGTAATAATGATTATATAGATGCATTAAACGTCACAAAAGACGCACAAGGTCGTGGGCAAGATAGAGTAGTTTCTAATATTTTAGGGAATACTATAATAAACTACAGTTTACCAAGTGGAGTAAGTAAGGTTATTGGATTTTATGGGGATAAGGTAAGAAATAGAGCTTATTATTTTATATGGAATAGTGATGGTTTTCATACTATTGCTTATTATGATTTAAATACACAATCAATTGTAACGGTTCTTCAGAGTAAAACAGATAGTAATGGGATTGATATTTTAAATTTTAATCCTTCTTATAAAGTTTTATCTATTAATATATATTATAGGGATTTAGAGGGAGATTTAATATTCTTTAATGATGGGTATAATCCTCCAAGAAATTTGAACGTAAATGATTTGTATGGTACTGACTGGGTTGCTGAATATTTGCTTGTAGCAAAGGCTCCTCCAGTAATGCCACCACAAGTTACTTATGAGAATGATACTACAATTACTATTAATAATTTAAGAAACAAGTTATTTCAGTTTTCATACAGATATGTTTACGATAATCTTGAAAAGTCTGTATGGAGTTCAAAGAGTATAGTTCCGTTGCCTCAACAGCCATCATTAACGCTGACAAATGATATAAGTCCTAATCCTCCAACACCAGCAGACACTTATAACTCAAGAATTGCTGTTAATTTTTCAACAGGTGGGCCTGATGTAAAGGCTATTGAACTTTGTTTTAGAGAAACATCTAGTAGTGGAACTAGTGATTGGTTTTTGATACAATCTTTTGATAAGGATGCTCTTCAAATAAATCATAATGATATTTATTATTTTAGATTCTATAATGATACAATATATACACAAATTGATGTTCTTGAAGCAGATCAATTGCAGGACTGGGTTCCTCAAAGAGCAAATGCAGCTGAACTTGCTAATGGCAATGTGTTATTATATGCTGGTATTTTAGAAGGTTATGATAAAACAGACGTTAATTTAGAAGCAACTACATATTCAACCGCATCAAGTTATTATTATGATCAATGTGGTATATCTTTTTTTGCTTCTGTAAATGGTAACGATAGTGGAGCTGGAACCACGATGAATATATATCTTTATGGTACTGGTACTAATGGTGTAAATGGAAATGTTACAGAATTAAACAATGCGGCAGGCACATATTTTATTAATTCATTTAGCTCAAGCGGAACTGATTTAAGTACATCTTATGCAACTACAGGACTTACTACTAATTATTTAGTAAGTGATATTTTAGCTGGCATATCTGCCGCTATGGTTTTAGAAGGATATACTCAAGTTTCATTAGTTGGTAATAAGCTTACTATGTCTTTAGCAGGTGGATTTGTATTGACATCAACAGCTTTTGCTACTATTCCTGCATTGGATAATGATAATACAAGATTTGCAAATGTTTGGAATGGTGGTTACCAATATGGTATTCAATATTTTGATGCACAGGGTAGGACTATTGGAACCCAAACGTCAGAAAACGCCGTAATTAATACTCCATCAAGAGTTCTTGCTGATGATTTCCCTTTGGTTAATTTATCTATATTAAATAGACCTCCACTATATGCTTCTTATTATCAAGTAGTAAGATCAAATAACACAACTTACAATAAGCGTCTTTGTTGGGTAAGTGAATCAGCTTATACATCATTGCCTATTGGAGTAGATAGTACAAAATTTATTTACATAGGTATTGGTAATATCCAAGAATATAATGAACAAATTAGTTCAACACAAAATGTTGTTTCTTATAATTATACAGAGGGCGATAGAATTAAATTTATAAGAAGATATGATGTTGCTGGCGCTCCTCAAGATATTACTAGTCAATTTGATTATGAAATAGTTGGTACTGTTTCTACAATTGAATATATTACAACAAATAATAACAATACTAACACAGCAGTTGGTAATTTCTTAAAATTAAGATACCCAACTAATGACATTGATGCAACATTTCAATTTCCGGGTACAGAAAATTTTCAGCACTACGAAATATTATTATATAATTACACAAATAATGCTGCTTCAACTCAAAGATTTTTCTATGAGTTTGGAAAGCAATATGGTATTGGTGATGTAGGTTTGCCAACAAGATATCATTTTGGTTTAACAAAACTCCCTAACGGCGGAGCTACTCTTGCTATTAATAATGGAGATTTATTTTATAGACTTAGAAATGTACCATATAGTGATAAATACGAATACAGGTCTGGAGTATTTACTATTGGAGTAACCGGTGCTTTTGTATCAAGAAGTGTATCATTCCCAATAACTGTTAATACAACTATTGATAATATATCATATAGAATACAAACACAACCAAATGTTAATGTTGCTTTAACTGGAGCAGGTTATCCAGTTTGGAGTGACACTGGTTATTTTTTCTATAATAAATCAAGCGTTTTAGGAACTGATAAGGTTGTATCAATAAAAGGCTCTTTTATCATGTCATCTGATGGTGGTTCTACATTTTCAGTGTATGCGCTTATTTGTACGAATTTAATACCATTCGCTTCTAAATTTACGGTTTCATTACTTCCTATAGAAGTAAATGACATAGTTCAAAATACGCCTACAACATTTACAATTGACAAAAGAATTAGTGTACCACCAACAGGTAAAGTATATATAGTAGCTAAATCTACAAATGACAGTATTGGTTCTAATAATATAATTGTTGAACCAATGACATTTGATTTTCAAGTTTTAAAAGGTTCTGAAATTGAAATTATAGAAAGTAGTTTTAATGATACATATAATTTGATTACAAATAGCAATGGTAGAGCTTCAGTAATAGATGAAAATGCTATTCAAACATATTTTCCTACATTAATTAGATTTGGACAGGCATATCAATCAAATACTAATCTTAATGCTACAAATAGATTTATTTATGAAGATTTTGATGAATACGATAGGTCTTTTGGTGATGTATTGAGATTGCATGTAAGAGATAGATATTTAAAGGTTTACCAGAACTTTAAAGTAGGTAATGTTCCTATTTTAACTCAGATTGTAAAAGATGTAACTGGGAACCCACTACAAGCTAATAGCAATCAATTAATTAATAAGATTCAGTATTATGCTGGTGATTATGGAATTGGTGATGCCGCTACAAGTCTTGCATGGAATAACTTTGCAGACTACTTTGTAGATAATTTTAGGGGTGTGGTTTGTAGATTGGCTCAAGATGGAATAACTCCAATCAGTATTACTAATAATACAAATGCTTTCTTTGTGGCTACATTAGCCGCATATAGACAAGATTTAAATAATGGAGTTCCTGCAACTGGTCAAGTTTATACTGGTAATCCTTGTATTTATGGTGTATTTGATGCAAATACTAATAAGTATATTATTGCAATGGAGGAAATTAACAGGTATTTACCTGCTTCTACAACGACAACAACGTCAGGTCCTACCACAACAACAACGACCACAACTGCTGCGCCGACTACTACAACTACAAGTACAACGACAACCGCAGCACCAACAACGACAACGACTGCTGCTCCTACCACAACAACAACTGCTGCACCAACAACAACTACAACAACAACCCTATCATTTTTAATAGGTTTTGGTGGAGATTCTACAGATGCTTGTGGATTTGTAGCATCAGGAACTGTAACAGGTGATAATCCTGATTTCTGTAGCTGCACTACCTTTACGGGTGCAATATTCTCAGCTGCACCAACAGGTCTGTGGTTTGTTAGTTTTGGCGGTCAATATGTTAGCGTTTCAGTTATAAATGGTAATCCTGTTGCAACTGTCACAAGTGCTTGTGCTCCTTGTTCGCCTGCGCCAACAACTACAACTACAACTACCACTAGTACTACGACAACTACAACAGCTGCTCCGACTACAACGACTAGTACAACGACTACCTCAACAACTACAACAGCTGCTCCGACTACTACTACGACTAGTACTACAACAAGTACTACAACAAGTACTACGACAACCGCTGCACCGACAACAACAACAACAACAACTGCTTCTTTTTATTCTTTCTTATTAGGAGTGGATTCAAGTAGCGGCGCTTTAGCTTGTGTTGATTTTTCTGTTGGACCGTTAACGTATTATTCAGCATCTTCAGTGTTAACTAATGGGGTGGTAGTTTATCAAGATTCTGCACTAACTACTGTTGTGCCTAATAATTATTATTCTAATGGAGTAAATAACTGGTTAGTTACAGGAGGTAATGGTACATTAACAAATGAAACATCTTGTTAATTAAATAAATTAAATTAAATGGCAAATACATTATATTTTCATCAAGATCCATTTACAATATGTTTTTCAGAGCCTGATAATGCTTTTGAGTCATTTTACTCTTATCACCCTGAATTTATGGGTGAGGTAAATACTACCATGTTTACGTTTAAGAATGGCGGTATCTGGAAGCATGGAACGAGTCCTTATTGTAATTTCTATGGAGTTCAATATAATGCATCAATAACTCCGGTATTTAACTCAAATTCATTGGATAAAAAGACTTGGGTTTCTGTTATGGAAACGGGGAACACAGTATGGGCTTGCCCAGATATATATACCCAGATGGAAAGTGCTGGCACTAGACAAGATAGTGAGCTTTTAGCAACAGATTTCCAAGACCTAGAATCCGAGTATCATGCCTCATTTTTAAGGGACTCAAATAGTCCGGGAGGCCTGATTGAAGGGGATAGCCTGAAGGGCAATTATATGGTTATAAAATTTGAGAAAGCAAGTGCAAATTCTTTCGTATATTTGAACAGCGCAACGACTAAATATATTAATTCGCCATTAAATAACAGGTAATGATTATTAGGGAAAATGACAATATAGTTGATAATTTAGAAGCAGCTATAATGGAACACCCTAATGAATTAATAGATGCGCCACTAGTTCATAAATTTACTGATGGTATGTATATAAGAGAAATCTTTATGCCAGCAGGTTCTTTATGGACAAGTAAGATACATAAAACGGAGCATCCGTATGTTGTATCTTATGGTAAAGTGGCTGTATCAGTAGACGCGCAAGAGTGGTATGAAATAACTGCTCCTTATACTGGAATTACAAAGCCGGGAACAAGGAGAGTTTTATTTATATTGGAAGATTGTATTTGGACTACATTTCATAGAATAGATGGAATGAAATCTGATTACAATGATTTAAGTGATGAAGAAATAGTGAAGATAGTAGAAAAGATTGAAGATAAAATATTAGAGCCGCATATAAATCTTATAACAGGCACTGATATTGGTAAAGAATATAAAAAAATATTGAATAATACTAAAAATTTAGAATTATGAGTTTTGCGGCATTAGGGGTTGCTGGTACAATTGCAGCAGTAGGGACAGCTGGTTCGCTTGCTATGGGCGGTATTCAGATGGCAAATGCAAACAAGCAGCAAAAAAGAGCGCAAGCTGAACTTGAAAGGCAAGCTGCAAACAGCCCATTAAGAAAGGAAAGCAAATCATTAAATGATTACTATCAGCAAGCCTTGAATAGATTTAAGGAAAGCCCGTATCAATCAGCTGCTTATCAGCAAGCTATGCAAAATGCTAGGAGAACAACTGCTTCAGGCTTAAGTGCATTACAAGATAGAAGATCTGCAATTGGTGGTATATCTAGGCTTGGTGGATTAGAAAGTCGCGCTTCTCAAGGTGCAGTTGCTCAAGGAGAACAAATGCAAGCTCAAAGATTTTCTGAATTAGGTAGAGCTACTCAAATGAAAAAAGCAAATGAAGATGAATTGTTTGATATTAACGAAATGACTCCTTATCAGCGTAAGCTTCAATTAGAACAAATGAAAGGTGCTGCTGCTGGTGAAAGATATAATGCAGGTATGCAAATGGTAGGGCAAGGATTAAGTAATGCCCTTTCTTATGCTACATATATGGATAATCCAGTAAAACCTCAAAGTGTTAATCAGCAAAGAGATTTAAGTCAAGTTATGGCCGATGTTCATTCTGGTGCTAAAATAAATCAATCTTACGTTCCTTTTAATAGTAGAAGAATAAATACCGGACGTAACGTACCTCTTGTAAAAGCAAACCCAAGAAAAAATTAAAATGGCAAGTACAGGATTACTGGGGATTAACCCATATAGAGGAGGCAATGTGGCAATAGATTTTACATCTAAGCCAACTCAATTAGCTATTGGTCTTATCCAAAAGCAGCGCGCGCAAGCTGAAGCTACAGATAAATATTTTAAAGATTGGGAGAAAAGTATAAATCCTGCTGGTTTATCTAAAGCAGAGCTTGATATTTTTGCTAAGAAATTAAGAGAAGTTCAAGAATACGGCATTAAAAATAAACAAGCAATTAATAACCCTTCAAAGTATGGTTATGATGCTCAGTCAACATTAATGGCTGGATTTAAAGATTTGCAAGGTTATATTGAGCAAGGGAAGCAAGCTACAGCTGAAAGAAAAGCATTTAAAGATTATATTAATCAGGCTATCAAATCTGGTAAACATGTTTCTGATAACTATTTAGATGTATTAAATAAATCAATGTTGCCTGTAGGAGCTGGTTATACACCTCCAGATATGATGCAGGTAGATATATACGATCCTCATGATGATTTAGTATTTTCAGATAAAACATGGAAAGGCATAAATTTGCCTAGTAAAATTGAAGTTGAAGAGCAAGTTTTTAATAACAAACCAACTGGTCGTGTTAAGGAAGTTAAAGTTGAATCAATTACTCCAGAAGTTGCTAATACTTATTCTCAAAGAGTTAGAGGTTATTTTAGAGATAATTTAGGTACACAAGAACAATATGGTAATTTATTTAAAGACAAGAATTTTGTTAATCAATTGAATCCTAAATATAAGGAATATTTTGGCGTAGATATAAAGACTCCAGCAGATTTAGCAGTTGCTTATGGTCTAGCTACTAAACAACCAAAAAGAGAAGATAAAACTGGATATGATTTTACAAAAGAATGGTATTTTACTGAAGGGCAAAGAAGGCAAGACATAAGATCTGCTTTAAATAGAGCTGCTGTAAATACGGGATCAAGTGAAGAAAATGCAAATCTTTTTGATGTAATACCAGATGTTACAACTGTTGATGGACGTTCAATAAAAAATGGTCAAGCTTTTGACAAAGACGGTACTCTTTTTAATGGTAAGATGTTTATACAAAAGCAAAATTTACCATCAGAAATATTTAGTGTTTTAGGTCCACTTGCAAAAGGTGTACAAGATTTTGATGTTACATTTGAAAATGGTACTCCTGTCAAATTTGTAAATGAAAAAACAGGTGTTATTGATAGAAGAGGAATGTATAATTATCAATTGAAATATAATACAGAGCCAAGAAGAGGAGAACAGCCTGATTATGGAGGAGGTCCTAAGCCTAAACCGAAACCTAAACCCGGACGTAAAGGTAGCTCAGGTATTATTTGGGAAGAATAAAAAATAAAATTATTAATAATGCCAGATAAATTTGAACAATATTATAAGTATTTAAAAGCTAATGGAGCTGATGTAGCTCCTGATTTTAATTCATTTAAGAATACATTATCTGATTCCAACAAGGCTTCTAAATATTATTCATATTTAAAAGAAAACCAATTTGACGTACCAGATACTTATGATTCTTTTGCGAATACATTTGGTTTAAAAAAAAAAGCCGGGAATTTACCATCTTCGGGTATACCATCAAGATTACCAAACGAACCTAACTTTTTACAGCAGGGCCAAAAAATGGCTTCTGGAGAAATTTTTAAAGATATTAGTGCGTCCGTTCCAAAAACGACACTGAAAGAGGCTGTAATAAAAGATAAGAATAATAACAATAGCTACTTAGGTGCTATGTGGAATAACGTAGTAGCAAGTGCTGAAAGATTAGCAGGTGGTGCAGCTAGGTTAGCTCAAAAATTTGATACTAGCCCTGTTTCAATGATACAGGAATCTGTAGATAAAGCGGCTTCTAGTGTTACTGGTATTAATTATGAAGCACAAAGAGAAAAAGAAATAGCAGATAAAGTTAAGAGTTTTATTGGTAAGGCTAGAACATCAGCTTCTTCAAGAGAATATGAGCAAGGTTTGGCCGAAGGATTTGATATTACAAATGGTATAGGATTAGATGATTTAAAAGGTCTTGGAGCTGTTTTACCATCAATGCTTGCTGATATTGCAATTGCTGCTCCAACGGCAGGTAGTAGTTTTGCTATTCAAGGATATGATGATGCATTGTCTACACTAGATAATATTCCAGAAGCTAAATACATGAGCGAAACAACTAGAACTGCATTTGGTTTTGGTGGCGCTATTGTAGCTGGTGTTTTAGAAAAGCTTGGTATGGATAACATACTTAAAAGCGGTACAGTTACTAAGTATGTTACATCTAAGATATTAAAAGAAACAGCAGGTGAATTAGCTAAAAAAGGAGTAAAAGTTACAGCAGAACAATTTGAAAAAGCTGTTGCTAATAAAGCAACTCAAATGCTTACTAAAACAGCATTAAAAAATACTGTAAAAGCTGGTGCTAAATCTGCATTAGTTGAAGGAGCTACTGAAGCTACTCAGGAAGGTGCTATGGATTTAATGAAGTTAGCTGCAAATCAATTAGAAGGTAGTGAAATATTTGACGAAGAAGAATTAAAAAATACAGCAGCATCTAGGTATTTAAACGCTGCTGCAATGGGTGGTATTTTTGGTGGTACCGTAGGATCTATTAGCTCAAGAACAAAAAATGTTCAGCAACATATAGAAGATGAAGTAAAGAATGCTAAAACTCAAGAAGATATAGATAATATTGTTAATGAGATAAATCAAAGTGTTCAAGAAGGTGTTATTTCTGAAAATGATGCACAAGTTTTTAAATCAATGGTTGATGAAAATATATCAAAGCCATCTAGTTTAGAGATTGAAAATGAAAAAGAAACAAAGTTAGCTGATATAGATGAATATATAAATTCATTAGATAAAAGAGATAGATTATATAATGATAAATTAAATGAATTGAATAAAGAGAGAAGTGAAACAATCTCTTATTATGATAATTTATCAAAGAAATCTCAAAAAGATGAAGAAACATCTTTTGATGATGGAAAGATTACACCAGCAGAAGAGATAGTTACAGAAGAAGTTACTCCTACTGAAGTTAAAATTGGTGATAGCGTTCAATGGACATCACAGGGAGCAGATCAGTTTGTTGAACCTAAAAAAATAAAATCTATATCTGAAGATGGTAAATATGCTTTTGTAGAAGGTAGTGATACAGGAATACCTGTAACTGAATTATCAGTTGCTGAAATTGCTCCTAAAGAAGTTAAAGTAACTGAAAAAATAGAAGATGTTTTACCGTATGTAGTTGAAGGTAGAGAAAAATTTGAACCTGTAATTGAAAAAATAAAAAATAACGAAATAGTTAATGAAAATGATTTGTATGATGCAGCTAAGGTACTAGAAGATTTAAAATCTAAAACAAATAATGAATCTTTAAATAATTTAATAAATCCAATAATAGATAAAATATTAACTTATGAAAATCAATCAAAGACTGAGGTTAGCACAATTACCCAAAAAGGAGCAGTTACGCGTGCTGGAGTTGATGTTAGAAAAAAAGAAGTCAGCAAATCAATCGGGCAATTTGAAGGAAGCAAAGCAACAATCAAATCCCCAGATGGCAAAACGGTAAATGGATATATAAAATCAGAAGGTGGTAAATATGTTTTATATAATTCAGATGGAAACAAAGTCGCGTCAATAGGAGAAAAACAGATTACAGACAGGGACGTTACATTGCCTTCAACTGAATTAGTTCCTAATCCAATTACATTAGATAATAATGGAAACATTAAATCTATAACATTTCAATTACGAAAAGTAGATAAAGAAACTGGTTTAGTTCCGGATAGATTAATTACTATTGATTTTAAAGATCCAGAAAAAGCTCTTGATTATGCTATTCAGTTAAGAGCAGAACAAGTAGGTGAGTTTTCTGATGCTGAGTTTGAGGAGATAATTACCCAAGTTGAAAAGGAAGTACCTATTAAATCTGGTAAAGAAGTAAAAGAAGAGGGTAAAAAGGCTGAAGAACCTAAAATAGAGAAAGAGCCTTCAAAGGAGGAAAAATTAGCAGAAGCCTATAAAGACTTGACCAGAAATGAAAAAAGACAAATAATAAATAGTAAATTTGACGAATTAATAAAAGCACTTAAAATAGAGAAAATATGTCCAACCTAAAATCATTATTAAGCCCGGCAATGAAAAAGGGCATGCAAGATGCGGTATATATAGAACTGTATCAATCTAACCTATGGAAAAGCCTAGCTAATCAATTACAGAGGTTAGGTCTATTTGGTAGCCAAAAATACTTCTTAGCAGAAAGTGCTGAGGAATTAACCCATTATCAAATGCACGTTGAGTTCATGAATGATATGGGTGACTGCGCTGACCTTCCAAAAATTGATGCAGTTACTGATAAAGTAACGGATATTGGTGATGCGTTAGAGATTGGCTACAATACTGAATTGGACGTATATAATCAATATAAAGATTTTTATGAGAAGGCGGCAGATGAAGATGTTTCTGTAGCTCAGTACATTTTACAATTCATTGAAATTCAAAGAAAAGCGGTAGGCCATTATGGTGATTTACTTGCTAAATATAAAATAGCAGAGCAAACTAAAGAAATCCTTGAATTTGACGAACATATATCTGACTTATAATGGCAAAAAACCCTTGTAAATATATTATTGAAGTTAAGCCCGGCGAGTTCAAAGAAATGACCGAACCGGAGCTTAAAGACTATCTTTTAAACCAAGATTTATCTAACTTAAAACCTATCCAAGATGCCATACAAGAGCGAAGCGCAGAGGAAAAAGTTTCACGTCCTACTGGAGCAAGGAAAAATATCACCGAAAGTAGTGAAGGAATACGATCAAGCCAGCAAAGGGCTGAAGCTACCGAAGAAGCTCAAAGCAATGAAGAAGCCATAAGAGGTATTACCAAAGCAGAAATTGAGCAAAGAAGATTAGAAAATGGATTACCGGTAGTAGAAGGTAAGGTTATTACTGATGCTGAAATTAAGCAACAAGCTGCTGAGCAAATAGAAAATGGATATGATTTTGATGCTTTGATTCAGAGAATGGAACAGGGACAAGGAACAAGCGCTGTTGAGTCTGAAATATTAAAAATTTATGCAGCTACCTTAGATAACGCATTAGTTAAAGATCCGTTCAATAAAAAAATACAAAGGGATTTAGCTAGATTCACTGAAGCTAAATTGATTTCTGCTGCTACTATGGGTAGAGATTTTAGAGCATTGCAGGGCACTGCTTATGCTCCATTAGAACAATTACAAACACTTAGTGATTATGTTACAGTAGTAAGAGAAGCTAATGGTGTAGATGAGTTGACTGATAACCAAATGAAAAAGGTTATTGAGGATTATGAAAAGATTCAAAAAGAGGTTGAAAAACTAAAAAAAGAAAAGCAGGAGCTAGAAGAATTAAATGCAAAGATGTTAGCCGAGCAAGAAATGGCTAAAATTAATACTGAAGTAAAAAAAGAAAAGAAAGAAAAGGCTCCTAAAAGAGATTATAAAAAAGAAAGGGAAGATATATTTAAAAGCATAAAAGAAAAATGGAATAGGGCATCAAAAGGATCTGAGGGATTAACAGCAGTTCCATTACCATTTTCTGCTCAATTATATGCTATATCTCCTGATGTAGCAAAATTAGTTAAAATTTATGCTGAAGATGGGGTTAGTAAATTAGATGATGTTGTTAATAATATCTATGACTTATTGAAAGATGGAATTGAAGGGATAACAAAGAAGGATATTGTAGATATTATTGCTGGTAAATATAAAGAGAAAGAAAAGAAAGCCTTGAATGAGGCAAAAGCGAATCTAGCAAATATAAACAAAGAAGCTAAATTGGCTTCCGCAATATATGATTTAAAATATGGTCCAAAACAAGAGTTGACCGAGAAGAAGCAGATTGAGAAAAATGCTGAAATATCAGCGAAAGAAAAAGAACTTAGAGAGTTAAGAAAGGAATCTGGTTATTATGATGAATCTAAGTTAAAGTCATTAATTGCTAGAAATGAAGCTAAGGCTAATGAAATAAAAAGAAAGATAGAAAATAAGGAATTTGAGCCTACTCCAAGACCTGAATCATTTATAGAAAATCCTGAATTAAAAAAGAAATATCCTTATTCATACAATAAATATTTAGACGGATTAAATAAGATTGATGAGATGAAGCATCAGTTTTTAATGGCCGCAGAAAAAGATAAATTAGAAAAAGAAGGTAAGCTTGGTAAGGCTAAGCAATTAGGTAAAGAATTTTTAAATACCATTATGGCTTTAAAGTCTGGTATAGATAACTCTGTTGTATTCGTTCAAAATTCCTCTGTTATGCTAGATCCAGAGTCATGGGGAATAAAAATTAGGAAACAAAAAGGAAGATCTGCATTAAATCCTTTTGCTTATAAGATTAATATAACTAAAGAAAAACCAGCTCTACAAGCTCTTAAATTCCAAAAAATGGCATTTGCGAGTGAGGCTGCACTTAGAAGAAGATTACTTGAAATATATGATAATAAGCCTTTATGGAATATGATTGAAAAATCTGGGCTTGATATATTAGATCCAAAAGGTTTTAAGACTAAATTAAAAGAAGAGTCATTTGGTAAAAGAAATTTATTAGAGAGAGTTGGTGCTGATAAATACATAACAGCTCCATTTGAAAGATTGTTTTCTGGATTTAGTAATGAAATAAGACTTTCTCTTTTTATACAGGGTTCGCAAGAATTAATGGACCAAGGTAAAACAATTGAAAATAGTTTAAAGGACTATCAGGACTTGGCAAGTAAGGTAAATAACCTTACGGGTAGAGGTGAAACTATGTTTAAAAGCTCTAAATCTATTCAAAGTGCTGTATTGTGGTCACCTAAATTGTTGGCATCAACATTAAATAAATTAGGGTTGAGTGACCTTATTTCTAATAAGTTATGGGGTAAAAAAGATAGCAAAGGTAGACCAATGGGATATTACAGTGCTATGAACAAAGAAGGTAGAGAAAAAGCCGTTCAAGCAACGGTAAGAAGTTTATCAACTGTATTCTTAATTATGGCAGCTGCATCTTTGCAAGATGATGTAGAAGTAGATGCAGATCCAGAAAGCGTTACATTTGGTCAAATAAAAAATACTAAAACAGGTTGGTCAATTAATCTATTGGGACCATACGGTTCTGTAGTTAAACAATTGGTAATGTTAGGTTCTTCTATCGCTAGTACTTTATCTGGGGGTGCATTAGGGCCTGCCAAAAAAATTGGTGCTGATGGTGAGCCTAAAAAAGTTGATGTAGTGAGGGAGTCCTATAAATTTATTAGAGGTAAAGCAAATCCTTTAGTTGGTATTGCTGCTGATATTGCTACCGGTAAAGGTTTTTCTGGTAAACCATACGATATTAAAAAAGAATTAACAAGTGATTTATTTGAACCATTGTTTTTGCAAGATTTTAGAAAGTCTTATCAAGCTTCTGGTGCTGAGGCTATTTTATACGCTATTCCTACTTTTTATGGATTAAAAGTTCAAAATGAAAAAACCTTTGATGAAAGAGATTTAAAATCATTATTAGATAATAATGTATCATCATCTTCAATGGATAGAAATAGCATTTTCAATTATAAAGATAAAATTAATAAAGGTAGGAGAATAACAAAAAGCGAGTTTGATGAATTTGTTAAAGAAAGAGATGCATTTTTAAAAGGACTTATTGAAGAAATACATAAAAATGGTTTTTCTGTTCCTAATGAAAAAGGTAAATTAATTGAAAAGATAGTTGAAGGAGAAGGTCCAAATGTTGCCACCAAGCAGGAACTTGCTGACGAGCTTAGTAGGTTACAAAAATATGCAACTAGTGTAAAAAAAATAGAGAAATTTGGTCAAAAACAGGCACAAGATCCAGATGTTCAATACGATTTAAGACAAGATAGGGCAAGGCGAGGTATAGGTAAGGACGATGATGAATAAATTTGCTTAATATAGCCATATTTTTCTTATATTTGGTGTAAAATTTAAAGCAAATGCCTTTAACTCCAAATTTTACGGCCAGTCAGTTTAGTGGCACCCCATCAGTTATTACATTAACAGATACAAGTACTGGTTCTGATGTAACTATAGCAAAGCGTAGAATATATCTATTGCAAGCAAATGGTACTATGTTGGTGCCAGCTGGTACACTAACTACTTATATTGAATGGCCTTTAGCAAATACAAGTATTAGTTTAGATGTATTATCTCAAGATTCTGCATTAAGTATTACGGTACAGTGGTTAACAGCTGGAAATACTGTTGTTACATCTAAAACAATTTCATTCGCATTTACGGCATATAATGAAACCTTTTATTACGGCTTAACTGAAAGTCAAGTTGCAAATTCTAATTTGTCTGCAAGCACCAACTGGTACCAAACGAAACTAGTATTACGAGTTGAAATTGATAGTGCAGATCAGGCAATTACATTTGCTTCTGATATTTATTCAGCACAAGCTGCATTAAACAGAGCAACATACATATCTACTAACCAAGCTTTATTTTTCTAAATATGTTAGATCCACAAACAACAGTATCAATAGCGGAGATTTCGCAATACTTATGGAATGACGCAATACCAAAGCAAAATGCTTTCTTCAATGGAAGTATTGATCCGCGTAAGGCTCAGCAGCTTTACCTAGAAAGAAAAGCTTTGCAATATGGCATTGACCAGCAGTTAAGTGGACTACCCGGAACATCTAATTATGTTTATGCACTATGTGGTTCTAAGCTACAATTAGCAATTGAAATATTAGGAACTGGAACTGGTGGTGGTGGTGTTATCCCCGGCGGTGGTGGTAACTTTAGTGTGTACGAATATTCTAGTAATGCAACTCTTGGTTCATTTACAATTTATTTCCCAGAAGCAATTGGTAAGAGATGTATAAACGCATTTAGACAAGGTAATAATATTGGAACAATACTTACAGCAGGTACTCCAACAGGAAACCAAGTTGTATGGGATAAAACAACTGGATCATTAACAGTAGCAGTGGCTTTTTATAGTAATGAATTTGTACGCGTAGTCGTTCAACAATAAAAATAATCAAAGGTGGCAATACAGAATTTAATCAGCGGTGACTTAAAGCTTAGAGATGAAAATGGTATATTAGTTGCAGTAGATGGTATTGTATTTGCCGATACTTCAGGAACTATAGGTACATCTGGAAGCAGTGGAACAAGTGGCACTAGTGGTACATCAGGTACTGCTGGTAGTAGTGGTACTTCGGGTACAACTGGAACTTCTGGTACATCCGGAACTTCAGCCACTGCCGGAACAAGTGGTACAACTGGTACTTCAGGAACTACTGGTACATCTGGTACTTCGGGAACCGATGGTTCTGGCGGTACTTCTGGCACTAGTGGAACTTCAGCAACAGCTGGAACAAGTGGATCTTCGGGTAGCTCGTCTACCTCTGGTACTTCGGGTACATCAGGAACAACTGGAACTTCAGGTACGACAGGTACTTCTGGAACCTCCGGTACTTCGGCTACATCAGGTACTTCAGGTACAAATGGAACTTCAGGCACTACAGGTACATCAGGTACGTCAGGTACAGATGGTACATCAGGCACATCTGGAACATCAGGTACTTCTGGTTCAAGCGCTACGAGTGGCACATCAGGCACAAGTGGTACATCAGGAACAGATGGTACAGGAGGTACAAGCGGTACGTCAGGTACTTCAGGCACTTCTGCGACTAGTGGTAGTTCTGGTACAGATGGCACAGGTGGTACAAGCGGAACTTCAGGAACCACTGGTTCTTCTGGTTCTTCTGGTACAACTGGAACAAGTGGAAGTAGTGGAACTAGCGGAAGTTCTGGCACTTCTGGAACAACCGGTACGTCAGGTACTTCGGGTACTTCTGGCTCTAGTGGAACTAGTGGCACAGATGGAACTGGTGGTACTTCGGGTACGTCTGGAACTTCAGGAACGTCTGGTTCAAGTGGTACAAGTGGGACAACAGGTACATCAGGCACTTCTGGTTCAAGCGGTACAACAGGTACTTCTGGAACAACAGGAACTTCTGGTACTAGCGGAACGGCAGGTACTTCAGGTATAAATGGTATTAATGGTGTTGCAGGTGGTCTTGTATACTATCTAAATCAATCTTTAAATACAAATACTGCTTTTGGTACTCCGACATATAAGCAATGGTCACCTACAGCAGTAGTAGGAGCAGAGCAAACTGTAGTTACAAATGTAGCGCCAAACACAAGAACATTAATTGCAACTTTTGCAACTGATTCAGGTGTGCCTAATCTAACAAGCATACCTGCTGGCAACTGGGCTTGGGTAACGCACTTTTCTATTAATACAAATAGAAACGTAGCAGTAGATGTAGAGCTTTATAAATACACAACGGGTGGTGTTTCAACACTTCTAGGTACTACAAACCTAGATACCGAGTCTATGTCAACAAATGTTATCAGAGAGTTTTTTACAGATTTGTTTTTAGGTCAAACCGCATTAAACGCAACAGATAGGCTTTATTGTCAAATTTATGCTGAATTTACTGGCGGTGGTAGTAATCATAATATAACTTTTTATACAGAGGGTACGAGTAACTACTCATACGCTCAAACAACATTCAATCCACCAAGTGGTACTTCTGGAACAAGTGGTACATCTGCAACTAGTGGATCTTCTGGTTCTAGTGGTTCTTCAGGGAGTTCTGGAACTAGTGGTGTAAGTGG